AGCTGAATTTATTATTGATCCTAAAACTAATGATGCTATACCAACATATAAATAAACTAACAATTGAATAATTTAAATTAAATTTAATAATGGATTTAAGTAGAGTAAAAACAAAAGAAAAAATAATTATTAAACAAGAAGATAAGTATCCTGATATACCTGTATTAACTACAGTTCCTTATGTAAAAGGAAAAAGACATGTTATTAAATTAAATCGCAAGGCTATTGATTTATTAGGTGTTGGAAATAATGAGAACAATAGACTTATTATGTTTGAACAATATAATATATCAACAACAGATGAAACTGAATATGATTCTGTTATCGGTGTTGTAAGTGATCCAACTGTTAAAGCAGATAAACAATACAAATCTTATGAAATACATTTACCAACAAGATGTGTAAAATCCAAACAAATACATAATAGTATATGTCAATTATTTGAAATAAATGAATTAGAACAGCATGAATTTCAAATTAATTATATTGATGGAATAACAGGAGCATTTACATTATCTTACATTGAATCTTCAAATGAAGATGATAATATTGTTGTTGAAGTAGATTTTAATAAAGGTGAAAATATCATCATCGAACAACAATAAAAATTAAAAATTAACATAACTAATATTGTTTAATATATAAATAAATATATTTTACATGAAATCAACTAATAGAACTAAAAAATTTTCAGAAAGAACCCAATTAAATTTTAAAGCTACATTTACAGGTGGTGTATTTGCAACACCTATTATATTTAATCCAAATGCAGATGATTTGCGTCGCATTAAAAATATACCTGAAGAATATGATGTAAAAGAACCCGATTATAGTCGTGTTATTCAAGATAAAGAATACCGAACTGTATCTTTATTGCTTAAATTTGACCCAAATGAAGCAATGAAATTAAAGACACCAAAATACGGAGGTGACACATTTGTTAAATATGATATTTATGTTTCAGATAGACCTGTAATAGGTGGTAAATCAGGTAAAACTCAAGTAATTGACTGTCATAACCAAAATGGTTGGCTTAAACTTAGTGGTAAAAAATCAATTAAAGATCAATTAACTGCTGCTCAGGCAGATGATAGTCCATATCATCCAGGAGATCCAATGCGTAAAATGGATCCTGAAACAGTTCGTATAGCTCGTCAAGGTGAAGTGGCATTATATGATTTAGTATTTAAAATGAGTACTCTTGATAAACATCGTATTAATAATGATGAGCCTGAAAAGTCAACAAGACTTGATGATTTTAGATTAGGTGAAAACCCAACTAAAGTAATTGAAAATATCTTTAATGGTGATTATACAGCTTTAAATATGTTAATGGCTGACAATCCTCAAGATTTTGAAGGTAAAGAATTCTTTGTTAAAGATGGTAAAAATAATGAACTTGGTATTTTCCTTGGTGTTCGTCCAAATCAAGATGGAGATAAAATTTATCAAGACGTATTAGCTCCTTTTACTGTATTCCCTGTGGGAATAGAAGCAACATATAGACCTACGGATCGTAATTATGATTATACTGATACTATGTTTAATGGTGTTAAATTAACTAAAACAAAGCTTAATAAAAAAGCAGTTGAATATTTAACACATGAAGAATATCCATGGAAATCATTTTGGAATAATTCCTTTGATTTTCAAGAGGTAACTGTTGATGATTTACCACAAAATCAAACAGAAACAGAATCAGTTGTTACTGATGATGATGTTCCGTTTTAATATTATTTAATCTTATTTAATAATAAACAGGCTATTAATTTTAATAGTCTGTTTATATTTTATAACCTAATGCATATTATTAATAAAACATATTAAAATGTTTAATGATTTTAAAAGAAAATATTCTGTCAAAAATAACAGAAAAAGATATAATGGAATTTTATTGGGGTGAACAATTAAAAGATAATAAACCAATCTATAGAAACCCTATGAGACATGATAATAAAGGAAAGTGTTATTTTAAATGGCATAAAAATAAATATATGTTTATTGATAGGGCAAAAGGAGTAGATGCAAATTTTGATTGTTTTCAATATGTTATGTGGGCACATAGTTGTAATTTTTATGAAGCTTTAAATATTATACATGAAGATTTATTATCAAATACTAAATTTAATTTAACTAAACCTAAAAAACAAAGATCAAGTTCTCCAAAATTAAAAAATAAAAGTGTTAATTTTAAAATTAAATTAAGAAATTGGAATGAACATGATAAATCTTACTGGAATCAATTTGAAATAAAACTTAATACTGTAAATAAAATAGCAAAACCTGTTAGTTCTTATAAATCAGATTCTAATTCTTTTATATTTACAACTAAATATAAATATGCAATAGAAGATCCATGTTATGTATATCAATTTGAATCTAGGGTTAAATTATATCAACCTTATTCTGATTTTAACAAATGGAGGTCGAATACTACAACAAATAATATATTTGGTTATAAAGAATTACCTCATTTTGATGATATTTTATTTATTGCTAGTGGAGGTAAAGATATGTTATGTTTATGGGAAATGGGATTTAATGCTATAGCTCCTCAAAGTGAAAGTAACAAATTATCAGAAGCCGTAATAGATGATATTAAGTGTAGATTTAAAAATATATATTTTATATATGATAATGATCAAACAGGTATTGAAATGTCAAATAAATTTGCCAATGAATATAATCTCAATAATATAATTATTCCGAATGTAAATGATTGTAAAGATATTGCTGAATTATGTAAAAAAATTGGATTAAATAATACAAAACAAATTATAAATAATAAACTTAAAAAGTAAAAATGGAAGATAATAAACAACCAGAAATTACACCAGAACAATTAGCTGCTATAGATGCACAAATGAATAGAGAATTTGCAATAATACGTGTAAGAGCTGCTGCTATTGAATTAAAAAGAAGTAAACATGAATCATTAACTAAATTACTAGATGCAGGTGGATTAAGTGATGATTTAACTGAAAAAATGAAAGAAGAATGTACTAAGTTAGCAGAAGGTATATTAAACATAGCCACATAAAGATTATAAAATATATTAATTATATTTAATAAATGAATAAAAGTCAAAAATTATTATCGGATATTGTTGTTTATACAAAATATGCAAAATATAATCCTCAATTAAAACGACGTGAAACTTGGGAAGAAATTGTAATGCGGTATGAAACAATGATGAAGAAAAAATATCCTCAATTGCATGATGAAATTGAAAATAATATTAAATTGATATATAAAAAAGAAGTTTTACCTTCTATGAGAATGTGTCAATTTAGTGGAATTGCAATTGAGAAAAATGAAGCACGTGGGTATAATTGTTCTTATTTACCTGTTAATGATTATAGAGCATTTTCAGAAACAATGTTTTTATTATTATCAGGTTGTGGTGTTGGTTACTCTGTACAAAAACATCATATTGAACAATTACCTGAAATTATTAGACCTACTAAAGAAAGAAAATACTTAGTATCAGATGATATTACAGGTTGGGCTGATTCAATTAAAGCGCTTTTAAAATCTTATTTAGGATATGCTAAATCAAAACCAAAATTTAATTTTTCTGATATTAGACCTAAAGGTGCAAGATTAGTAACAGCTGGAGGTAAAGCTCCAGGACCAGAACCATTACGTAGGTGTTTACATGAAATTGAATTAATACTTGATAGAAAACAAAATGGAGATAAATTAACCACTTTAGAATGTCATGATATTCAATGTCATATTGCTGATTCAGTATTAGCAGGAGGAATAAGAAGAAGTGCAATGATTAGTTTATTTAGTGCAGATGATGAAGAAATGATATCTTGTAAGTCAGGTAAATGGTATGAACTTAACAGTCAAAGAGGTAGAGCTAATAATTCTGTTAACCTATTAAGACATAAAGCAAGTAAAACATTCTTTAATAAAATTTGGAAACAAATTGAGTCATCAGGTTTTGGAGAACCCGGAATTTATTGGAATCAAGACAAAGAGTGGGGAACTAATCCATGTTGTGAAATTGCATTACGACCACATACTTTTTGTAATTTATGTGAAGTTAGTGGTGCTAATATTACATCAATTGATGATTTTAAAAAAAGAGTTAAATGTGCAGCTTTCTTTGGTACATTACAAGCAGGTTTTACTGATTTTCATTATCTTAGAGATGTATGGAAACGTAATACAGAAAAAGATGCTTTAATTGGTGTAGGTATTACAGGTATATGTAATGGTGATTTATTAAATCTTATAAATAAAGAAGGTTCTTTATTACCTGATTCAACTAAAATAGTTAAAGAAGAAAATAAAAGAATTGCTAAAATTATAGGTATTAATAAAGCAGCAAGAACAACAACAATAAAACCTTCTGGTTCAACAAGTTGTGTATTAGGAACAAGTTCTGGAATACATGCCTGGCATTCTAAGTATTATATTCGTAACATGCAATGTGCTATTGGAGATGATTTACATACATTTTTTACAAAATATCATCCTGAATTAGTTAAAACTATGGAATGGGATTCTACTTCAGCTATTATCCATACACCTCAAATGGCTCCAAATGTGGCTATTTTACGTGAAAATGAAACAGCAATAGAAATGATTGAAAGAGTAAATTCATTTAATTTAAACTGGGTTAAAGAAGGTTATAATAGTGGTCAAAATCATAATAATGTAAGTGCTACTATTAGTATTAAAGAAAATGAATGGAAAGATGTAGGAGAATGGATGTGGAATAATAAAAATAATTATAACGGATTATCTGTTCTTCCTTATGATGGAGGTCAATATAAAGATGCTCCTTTTCAAGAATGTACTAAAGAAGAATATGAAAGATTAGTTAAAATAATTGAATCTAATCCAATTGATTTAACAAAAATCATTGAAGAAGAAGATAAAACTAATCTTAACGATCAAGTAGCATGCGCAGGTGGTGCATGTGAAATTAATTTTTAGAAAATTATAAAAATAAAAATAATTAGAAATTTATAAATAGACTGATGTAGAAATATGTCAGTCTATTTTAATTACAAAAAGTATTATGAAACTTAAAAGATTATATAAAAAGACACAATATAATAAAGTAGCTTATTTAGATCTTTATACTCGTAAAGAAACAGGTAAAAATGTATATGTAATGTATGCTAAAACAGGAACAATAGGAAGTACTAAATTTTCTATTAGTTCTGTTAAGGTAACTACAGGTAAAAATATTGGACGTAAAAATGAAACTACTCCTCAACAACAAGCAGAAAAGGAATTGATGAGTAAATGGAATTTAATGTTTGCAAAAGGTTATAAAGATACAATGACATATGTTGATGAATCAACAAATAACACTTTTAAAGACAAATCTATAATGCCAATGTTATTAAATAAATATAAACCTAAAAAAGATAACTTTAAATCAGGTTATGTTCAATTTAAAAAAGATGGATGTAGGTGTATTGCTGAAAATCATGAAGGTACTATACGACTTAAATCTCGTGAAGGTAAAATATTTAATATACCTCATATTTTAGAAAGTATAACTAAAATAATGAAAACTCAATTAGATCAAGCATTTGATGGTGAATTGTATTTACATGGTGTTCCTTTACAAGAAATTGGAAGTATGGTTAAAAGAGATGATCCAAATAATAAATTGGAATATCATATATATGATGTAGCTATACCGAATCTCACTTTTGCTCAAAGACGTAATTTATTACTTGCTTTAGATACAACAGATTTTCCAAATATTGTAATTGATTACGGTAAAACTGTTAAAACAGAAAAAGATATTATGAAATTTCATAAAAATGCATTAGATTTAGGTTATGAAGGAAGTGTATTTTGTGATCCTGATTCAAAATATGGTTTTGGATTTAGAACATCAGGTAAAACTAAACTTAAACCTAGAGTAACTGATGAATTTGAATGTATTGATCATTATTGGAATAAAGGTAAAATGAAAAAACAATCTACTTTAATATGTAGAACAAAAGAAGGGAAAGTTTTTCATGTTAAACTTAAAGGAACAAGTGAACAACGTGAAGAATGGGCTCGTAATTTTGAAAAAGATGTAAAAGGTAAAATGATAACTGTTGAATATCGTAAATTATCTAATGATAAAAAACCATTAGAAGCAGTTGGAATTGCAATACGAGATTATGAATAAACAAAATAATAAAATTAATTATACATTTGATTCTAAAGAGGAAGAATATTTTTATACTTGGTTATTAGAATTATATAATACAGGTTATATTGATTGGATTTATCCAAATAAAAAAACCTATTGTGTAATTAATGAAACATTGTCAACTAGGATGGCTAAACTCAAAACTAAAGATAAATATAAATTATTTATTTTAACAAAGAAAAGAGAATATACGCCAGATTTTATATTTAAGTTTAATTCTAAAGCATATAAAATATTTTATCATGATAGTAAGGGTGGTTATGAAAACCGCCCCTATTATTATTGTAATAATAATAGAGGTATTATTTATGTAGACGTTAAAGGTGGTTTTAATGGAAATAGAAAAAGTGATATGATATTTCCAGATAGACAATCAGCTATGGCTGAAAAATTTAATATTTATATACAAAAAGTAATACCTTATGCTTTAGGTAAAAAATATATTAATAAAGAAACACTATTTAAAAAAACATTTACTCCTCAGATTATGATTAATACTGAGGTATATGTAAATGATCGTAAGAATAAATGGAAAAAAGGTGATTCTAAACTTAAATATAAAGTAACTAAATTAAATGAATATTTATGTTAACTACAAGATTGTGGATAGACGGTAGTTCATTGGCTTTTATACATGGTAACAAAAAGAATTATAAAGAAACTATTTACAATCATATAAAAACATTGACTGAAAGATTTCATACAGATGATTTTAATATTATTTTAGAAGATAGTAAAACTAATTTTAGAAATAAAGTATCAACTAGTTCAGTATATAAAGGTCAACGTAGAACTAAGAAAAAGAAAAAAGCAATAGCAAATTATTTACCGTATTTAAAAGATTGTTTTCGTGAGATAAAAAACACATATAATCCAATAACATATTTAAATGTTGAAAATGATGATGCTATTGCTATATTAGCAAGTAGGATATCAAATTCTGTTATGATAGCAAATGATAGAGATTATTTAGCAATACCGGGAATATATTATAATATAAAAACTAATAAAACTACTGTTATACAGTATCCAGGTAAAATTGAATTAGTTAAAGGTAAAATACATGCAATTGGGTATTATCAAATTTATTTTCAACTGTTGAAAGGTTCACCAAAAGAAAACTATAAAGGTGTGGAAGGTATAGGTGAAAAATCAGCATTTAATATATTATTAAAATGTAATACTGAACAAGAAATGAAACAAGTCTGTACTCAACTATTTATTGATAGGTATGGTTTAAAAGAAGGTATTAAAAAGCTTGAAGAAGGATTCAGATTGAGTTGGATCATTACACATAACGAGAGCTTAGTAACACCGAAACCAACAAAATTTTCAAAAATAAAAATTTGAAATTAATGACAATAAATACAGACATTTCAAACCCTAATCTAACTAAGTTTGCTAAATATATGTTTTACATAGAGCAAGGAATGTATTTTCCTTTAGCTTTACAAGAAGCATTTCAAAAACTAGAACCAACATTAAGTGAAACATTTGAACCAATAAATATATACATTGATGATAAAAATTCTAAAGACTATTCAATAAGAGAAGAATTATTATCTGACAATCCATTTTATTTATATTTAGTATGTTGCGATACACGTAATCCAAGATTTAAAGCACAATTAAATATAATTAAAGATTATGATGGATTTATTGATTGTTATCAATATGAAAATAAAACATCCAATAAAGCAATTATAAGATACAAAGTATTTATTAAAAGTAGAGTACGTAAAATGATTGAATCAAAATATAGTGAAATGTATCAAGAACAAGAATATCGTTCAATTAGTAATAATAAAACGATACAAAACATATACTCTCATTATAGTTATGCTAATTCAACAACAATATTTGATAAATCATTTCATGTATTATTAAGAAGTGATGAGTACCTAGAACAATTAATAGATGAATTAAAATTAAC